ACAGGCCAGGCGTAAAATTTGGCGCGCCGGGTTCGGCAGTGCGCTGGCGTTCCTGAAGATGTTGCGTCCAGTGCAGCTGATCGTCGCTGGCCTGTTTGGACAGCCAGGCATTGGCCTTTTCCTGCTCGTATTTATCGCTCTGGTCCTGCGCGATTTGCGTGGCTTCGCGGATGTGCCGGGTAAAGGCGTAGCGGTGCGCCTGGTCCACCGTGACCATCGGCGCACGTGCTGCGGGCAAGCCCAAGGGCAAGTCGCGTGATGACCCTGCGCTGGGGGCTGGAATCGGGATGCGGATAGCCATTGCATTTATCTCGCTGCTGCGCCACCACCACTGAAGGCCCCACGATTACCACCGCTGCCGTAGTAGCCGGTAACGCCCTTGAGCACGCCGGTCGCGGCATTGATCCAGCCCGCCTTGCGGGTGTTCTTCGCGGACTTGCGTAATACCTTCTCCGTGTACCGGTCCATGATGGCTTGGTGTTCATGGTCGTAGCCTTGCAGCAACGCCCCATAGCGTGCTGACAGGACATTCATCTCCATATCCTGCGCCGCCTGCTGCTGGATCGCCAGTGCCGTCCCGGACGCCGCATCAAAGCCGGACTCACCCACGGCAGCGCGTATGCCGCCCTGCTGGCGCTGATTGGCCTGTCTCTGCCCTAGTTCGTTCTGCAATCCCGCGTCGTAAGTTTGCCGGGCTTGCAAATCCGCCATGGCCGCATTGCGTTTGGCTGCGTCGGCCTGCTGGCTGTATCCGGCAGCCTGCGAGTTGCCATCCATGACCGAGCCCAGTATCTCGGACCCCACCTGCGCGAACATCATCCAGAGCCCCGGTACCGCCATCTTATTTCTCCTCATTTATCCGTGCGTACAGATAACAATCCCGTCCGTCCGGGGTATACGCGCGCATCAATCCCTCGCAGGCAAAGCCCAATCGCTCGGCCCAGCGGCAAGCTGACTCGTGGCGAGCATCCACCGTCATCTCGATACGCCGCCATGGCGCGGCAGCCAGCACCGCCAGCACCACGCGATGGATGGTCTTGAAATGCGCCAGCGCGGTCTGCGCAAACATTGCCCACGCCATGCCGCGTGCTTCGTGCATTTGCAAAATTCCCGCGCAGGCAATGATCTGGCCTTCATGCTGCGCCGACCAACCGACTCCTTGACCGGCGACCAACTCATGCGCCATCGTCTCGGTGACATAACGCTGGCCGTGTGCCTGCGCAGCTTGCATCTGTACCGCCAGCAGGTGCTCGGGGCGCAGCGCGACAATGTGCGGCATGGTTATCCGTTTTCGAAAGAAACCGGGGCCAAAATTGTCGGCACTTCAGGCCACACAACATCAAACGGAAAATTCGCCTGCTGCGGCACGTCCAGCAGCGCCTGACGATAGTCGCCAATCGCTTCCTGCTGCGAAAGGCTGAATGCCGACCATCGCAGCGGATTCATCACAAGCGCATCCAGTTGCGCAAGCAGCGCATTACGTTGCGTGCGCACTTGGTCAGCCAGCATTTCATCGGCGCTCGGACCGTCGTAATCGGCGACCAGGCCAAACTCGTCGTTCATGGCTCGCTGATACAAGTTTTGCCCGAGCGGTTCGGCATCATCAGCGCGTGCCGTAAACGGTATCTCGCCCAGATCTGGATGCGCAATGATCAGGTCGATCGCCAAACCATCTGGTGTGGCGTATTTAGGGCGGTGGGCGGGAAGTAGTTTGATGGTCATCTGTTATCCTGGATGGGTGATAAAATCGGGCCGTTAGTGGAGTCGTGCACCATGGCAATTACCTTTGATACCCTGAAATTCGTTCAGACCCTAGAGAGTGCCGGGGTTGGGCGCGAACAAGCCAGTGCGATAGCCGCTGCCGTGCGTGATGCGCACGACACGGCGGATGTGGCAACCAAAGGCGATATCGTCTTGGTGCGCAGGGATATGGACGTCATGCGCAAAGACATAGAAGCCTTGGAATTGCGCTTGCTCAATACGCTTACGCTGCGGCTGGGCGCAATGCTGGCTGTTGCCGTCGGCATCCTGCTGGCCGTGCTGCCCATGTTGCTCGCCAAGTAAGTGGTCATCAGGCGATCCTCATGAAAAATGACGCATTTCTCATGTCGGCAGAGCCAGACTTCACCCGGATCGGTCCCATGTTTTTCCAGGTGCCAGCAAGCAGGTTTGTCTCGATCATTTGAATAGAGCCAGCACTTCCATCCGCACTTGTCTGTTTTTGCAGGTAAAGCACGCGCAAAGATGAACCGGCAATCGTTTCGCCAATATTGACCGTAATCGAGGTGAAGGTTTGATATAGCCGTGCTATCTGCCAGCACCCCACGCCTAGCTCTGTGGGTAGATTGGGTCCACCAGACGGCGCGCCGCTAATCCGTGAGTAAGGCAGTTGCCCGGTGGTCTGGCTACTGATATTGGGCAACCAGTCGCCCGGCTTGGCAGTGCCCGAGGTGGTGCCCAGCGTCAGATTGCTGGTGCCTGCCCCAATGGCCGCACGTGCCACGTTGGCGTTGGATGCGGTCATCAGTGCTTGGCCCGTGGCGGTTGCGCCGCTGATTTGCGTGACAGGGTGTGTATGGGTTTTTGGCGCATACCAGCTATCAGCAAATTCCTTGATCTTGGCGCGCAGCATTTGAAACGTCACGCGTCGGCTGTTGCCGCTGTCGTTGACCTCGAATTGCTGTGCGTCGTTGACGTTCGGCGCAGCAGGCAGGTCGGATATTTTCATGTCGGCCATGGTTTTACTCTCTCGGTTGGGTGGTTTTGACGTAGCGCCAGACGCCGCCATCCTTGATATAGATGTGGGCTGGAACTTTCCATTGCCCGGTATGATGGGCAAACGGGTTTATGACGTGCCAGAGTTCGCCGCGCTTGGCAAAAATCCTGAAAATCGGGTGACGTACAAAAATGTTCCCGTACCCGTGGTCGATGATTCTGGTATTGCCCGCTTGCGTGCGCCGAATCTCGCCCGCCTCGGTCATTCTGTCCGAAGGTAATGGTCGGCTTTACTTTTAAATTTGCCCGCAGGCCGCGCAACCGTTTGATCTGATCATTAACGGGGTCTTCTTCGAGAATGCGCGTGTCGTTGGCCTGCGTGTGCCGGGTTTCACCTTCCTCGGTCAGGCGTTTAAAAGCAGGTGGCTTGTCTCCAACAGCAAGATCCGGCCCTGTCGCCAAATGCATTTGCACCTCGCGCTGGCGCTGCACCGAGACATCATCCATTTGCGTCTGTGCGTTCATTGCGACCGATACAGGGGCGCGTTTGATGACGTGGACCTCGACCGCATTGCCAACGACGAAATCGGCAAAGACCGGACGCTGGCGCTGCGGGACGAGCGCCGCCGACGTGCTCGCGTGCATGATCGCGCAGGTTGTGCGAGTACGCCCAGCCGCAGCGGCAAACATGGCGCTGCTGTGCAGTGCGACCGACGCACCACGCCGGGCATGGACGCTGGCCGCCAAGTCCATCGCTGCCGTCATGGCCACCGATGCGGAAACCTTGCCGTTGACTTTGGCGCTAACCAGCGGACTGGCCGTCATCACCGCCGAGACCGAACGCCGACGCTGGACGGCAACCGGTGCGCCCATGATCGTTGCCGAAAATGCCGCGCTCGCCATAACGGCATGTTCGGTAATGCGCCGGTCCCCAGCCTGCGTGATGCGCTGCTGGGTGCTTCCTGCTTGCGTAATGCGAACGCCTTCAGACATGGCGTCTGTCCTCTCGGAATGCTAGGCTCTGACGACTACTCGGTTCTGGGCGTGCTTAAACTGTAGAAACCCGCATCAATTCACGCCAATCGTGACGGACCCGTTTTTAATGACCAACACGTCGCCGTTTTCGATAAGTTTGCTGCCACCGACCAGCGGACCCTGCCAAAGCATGCTCCCGTTCGTCGCCGCATCAAACAGACCGATGTGGGTGATGTTGCCAAAATTCCCGCCGCTGGCCGTAAACTCCGGCTCGTTGGTGTTGCTGGTGCCGCGATTCGAGCCATTGGAAAACGTGATTGTCTGGCGCGCGTAGCCAAAGCCTGACACTTCCGTCGTAGGCGCGGTAAACAATGCGGCATGAATGGAAGATGGACGCGCGACAGCCGAATTGGTCATCATCCATGTTAAGAACCGGTTGGCACCGTCGGTGGACAAATCAGCCATAACAAAGCTCCTTGGGTTAAATCACCTGAAACCAGATGTCGCCGTCATTGCCGCCAGTAGGCGGTTCGGTCGATACCGTGACGACCTGATAAAACGTATGATCGGCAATGTCGGAAACGCGCATGACCTCGGTGTTGATTTGCTGCGCGATCATGGTCAGTTTGTCTAGCGCCTGTTCATGCGCGCGCTCGGGAAATGGATCGTTTTTCGGGTAGTGGGTCTCTTGCGTGATCGGTACCACTCGCGTGATCTTGATCTGCCCGCCTGCTGCGGGGACAGTGTTCAATGCCACCTGACCGCCCGAAGCCTGATTCTCGCCGGTAACGCTGTAGTCACCGCTGCCGGATAGCAAGGTATCGATCCCGGCGCGACTCTCCACGACGCGAAGATGATCCGCGTGCAAAAACCGGAACGGCACGACGAAGCGATCAGATACCCCGTCGGTCTGATAGACCACACTTGAGATTTCGGACGCGATCGTCATGACAGCCCTTATTGACTCATGCTGGGAAACATCAGCGCTTCAAGCGAAGGTTCACCGCTGGCCGATTTCCCGCCGCCCGTGCCCGCAGGCAGCAGGGTCGATTCGCCAAGATGGCTGCCGATACGCTGGAACAGGCGCAATGTTTGCGCATCGCCCAGCGCCTGACTAATCGCATCAAGCGCAGCCTCATCCAGACCAAACGTGCGCACGGCGCGACGCCCAAGCTCTGTATTGGCGTCGTACTGGTTGCCCCATTCGCTTTTGAGCGCGGCGATGTCCGCCTCGCCCTGGGCGATACGCTGCTGCTCGGCGGCTTGCTGCTGCGCGGTCATATATGCGTTCCACTTGCCCGCCAGCGTTTGCGCGGCAGCTACGGGGATGCCCGCCTCGCGCATCCATTGGGCAGCCTCGCCAGCAAAGGCCGCGTCCGCACCGTCCGGGACCGGCAGCTTGTAAGCGTCCACCGATTCGGGTACGGCGGTCTTGCTTTCTAGTTCCTGCAAGGTTTTGGCGGCTTCGTCGGCGTCCTTAAATCCCTTGCCTGCGATAAACGCCTTGAGGTTTTCATCGGCGATACTGTCGTACCAAGCCGGGGCTACGGGTGCGTCCGGTTGCGCGGTCTGCCCTACGTTGGCATCGTTATCGGGATCAGGATTGTTGGGTTGCTCTGGCATACTCGCGCTCCATCAGTGCGTAAATTTGGGATTCGGTCAGGTTTATCGACTTCACAATGCGGTTGAATACTTCGCGCCTGCCCTCGGCCAGCATCGTCGCGTGTGTGTCCACCGTGCGCATAACGGGCGAGACAGCAGTCGTGGAGGCATAGGCACGGGCATAGCGGCCTAGATCACCCAGCACCGCAGCGCCATCCTCCGTGATCTCGCCGTCCTCATCCATAAATACCGCCCGGTAAATACTGCGACGACGAAACAACAGCTTGATGCGTGTGGACAATTTCATATCCGCGCAGCTCCGACGTTGCTGGCTGCCTGGGTCAAATCCTTGGCCGCGCTGGCCGCTACAGGCGCCGCCTCAAGCAACTGCTGCATCTGCGCGGCTTCGGCCTGCTGTTGCTCAATCTCGGCCATATCTTCTTCGCTGCGCAGCATGGTTTGCTTCACGCCCATGATGTCGGCCAGCTCGCGCACGATGACCGGCCCGTTCATGACCTGCGCTGCGGACGGATCAGCCTGCACGAATGGCGCGCAGGCTTGCGCCCAGCGCAGCACGTTGGCCCCGTCCTCGGCCTTCATTGCCTGGTTCAATGGGCTGTCGTAATCGATCTCGACCTCGCCGCCTGCTTCCATCAGCGCAGGCGGCATGTCAGGCAATACGCCAGCATGCGCGAGAATATCGATCTCCCGGGTAATCAGCGCGCCCAATTGTTCGGACTGCACGCGGCCCATGGTTGGTCCCAGCAGCACGCCTTTTTCCTGCGCGCGCTGCAAGACCTCGGTTGCTGTCATCTGCGGGTTATCCACCAACACCTGAAACAGCGTGACGTAAAACGCCAGATTCACCGCTTCCCGCTTCTGGTTGGCGTATTCCAGTCCGAGAGGGACGTTCTTGCCAAATTCCAGCGGGCGCGCCAGCGGGTTGCCTTGCGCGTCCAGATAGCCGTAATTGACCGAACCGGCACGCAGGTCGAAGGCTTCGAGCGCGCCATCATCAAAAGTCAGGATCGGCGGATCTACTTGCTTTTGTGCGCCGCGTATATTCGTGCGCTCCATCTCTTGCAGCATGCGCACGTCAGGCAGCGCTTCCATGGCAGGTGAATAGCCGTAGGCCGAATCGTCTGCGGCATAGAAACGCCCGATGGCAACCGGGAACACGCGGTAGCCACCGTGCTCAATGATTTCTTGCCCGGCGTCCAATGCGATCCAGACTGATTGCACCGGCATGTTTAGCCTGTCTACCTTGCCGTGTTCACGGTTCAGGCGCGGACGGATGGCATGCAAAAACTCAAACGTGCGCTCCTGGTCGTTGTTGTCCAAGGCGTTACGGATCGGCACGGGTAAATTTTTCACGTCCCACTTTTGCGCACACTGGCGCGCGGTCAGTGTCCACGTAATATGCGCTTTGTCCACCACGCCATACACATTCTCGGCAAACCACAGCCGGTTCAGACGCACGTTGCGGTACCGCATGCCGCGCCCGAGATCGTCATCGACCATCAGTGCGCCAGCGCCAAACGCGCCATGCCCAAAATAGGTTTCTCCGCACTGTGCGGCAAAATTGGCCCGCCACTGGTAGCGATGGGCAAACAGAATATCCGTGACCCGTTCCAGCCAGCGCTTGACCTCGTCGTCATTGCGCAAGGCTTCATCGGCAACTGTCAACTTGTGCCACTTCTGCGTGCGTGGCGTGATCATCGAATCCATGGCCGCTGCAAAGTGGCGTAACGCCAGCAGCGGAGTCCCGTCATACATGGATTGCGTGCGCTTTTCGCCCGGATTGCCCGGTTGCTTGCTGGCAAATTTGCGATAGCGCGGCAGGGCCAGGTCGATCACCTCGTCCCATTGCGTCTCAAACGAGCGGCGCGTGCGCACCATGGCATCGTGATCGGCCAGAATCTCGCGCACAAGGTCTACGTCTTCGTTACGCATGGCGCATGCCTTACGAACCCAGTAGCGTTTTTCGGGCTACCGAACCGCTAGCCGCCGCCGTATCGCCTGCCAGAATCGTGCTGGCCGTACCGCGTTTTTTGCGTAGCCGCGTCATCTCGTTTTCTCCAGCCGCGACCGCATCCACCTGCTCGGGAGGAGCCGGGGGAGGAGGAGGCGGGGGAACCTTCGGCGTCTTGGGCTTGGAAAACAGACTGGACATGCGGCAAGCGCTCCGTTGTGTTGAGCTACTGCCAGCAGGCTACCGGGATAGAATCGCAGAGTTCTGCGTTTTTCAATCCATCCGTGCAAACCGTGGTCGCGCCAGACGCCTGGCGCGGGTTGCCACGGCATAGGCAAACGACAGGCATAGCGCATCGGCCCGGTTCGGGCTGGGCACGCCGCGCTTTTTCATTTCGTTCTTGGATTCGATTTGCAATTTGCCATCCACACGAGCCACGGTCTCCGGTGCGGTCAACTCATCGACCAGCTGCTGGTCCGGCGGCAACGCGCCGCCTGCCTTGAGCCAGTCACGCGCGAGTTTCCACATTTCGGCGCGCTTGTTTACGCAACCGATGTCCGATGGCGCACTGGCAAAGTTCACCAGACGCCAGCCTCTACCCAGCGTTTTGCCCGCTGATGCGATACCCGTGCCATAGCCAAAATCGATAAAGACCGCATCGGCCTTGTGTTCGTCTTCCAGGCGCGCCAGCAGGTTAGCGATATCTATATCGTTGTCGTTCTTTGGAATAATCTTCAAAATATCGAACCGCAGCCCCTGACGCTTGCCGATGACCAGTTCATCGTCGCCTTCCCATGCGGGATCGCACGTGAGGATGACCGGCGCAAAATCGTATTGTTCGGTGCGCAGATGCCGTCCCATGGCATTTTGCGCATCGCTGCTGGCGATAAATTGCTTGCTAGATGCATCCGGGAATAAACCACGGATACGCATTTTAACGTGGTCGCTATCCTCGCCGTAAGTATCGATGATTTCTTGCAGATAATCCTTGTTCGTGCCTTCGACCGTTCGACTGTCTATCTGGCGAGTTTTCCACAGGCTGCGATAACGCCGGAAGCATTCCCGGAATCGCCCGGTATTGCGTGTCGGATTGCCAAAGGCCAGCCAGATGATTTCGGTGTTTGCGTCGGTCAATGCCCCTTCGGCAACTTCCCACACTTTATCGGCAATGGCGCTGGCCTCGTCGAACACCAGCAGGATACGGCTACCTTCGTTGTGCAGGCCCGCGAAGGCTTCGGTATTGTGCTCGGACCATGCGATGGCATCGGCGCGCCACGTGTTTTCCGCGCTCGGGTCAGCGCTGAACATGCTCGTTCGGGTTGTTTTAAACCAGTCGTGCGTTTCGGCCAGCCGGTTCCATTTTCCGATTTCCGGCCAGGTTTTGGTGCGTAATTGTGCCTCGGTGTTGGCAGTGACCACTACGCGCGTATCGACACAGGTATCGAGTGCCCATTTGACGACCTGCGCAATGCAGGCCGATTTCCCGATGCCGTGCCCAGAGGCTACGGCAAGGCGCAGTGGAGTATGACGCGTCGCGGGGTTTTGCAAATGCGCGCCGATGTCGTTCAGTATCTGGGCTTGCCAGGCGCGCGGCCCCGTATGTCTTGCCAGTTCTGTTCCTGCTTCTCCCCAAGGATACAGGCATTCGATATAGCCGAGTGGATCATGCTCAAAACTGCACACTACGTCTAAATCATCGTCAGTTACCGGACGCATGTTCTTTCGCCTTACCGTGCTTGCGCGTGCGCAGCTTCTCGCCTACCAAGCTGATTTCGCCAGACAGTTCCAGTTTCTCCCGGAATGCGCCCACACCGATATGGCGACCGATCAATTCCAGATTTTTCACCTTGTCCGGCCATTTTATTTTTTTGATGGTCACGCCAGTATCCGGGTTGTTCGCCACATCTAATCCGCTGATCATTTGCCGCCAGATTTTGGGCCATTCGCGAATGGGTTTCAGGTTGCCATCTTCGGCCAAAATATCCAGTGCATCCATTTCAGAGATGTCACGAAGCCGGTTCAGCACATATGCAGCGTCGATCGCGGCTTTCTCGGATTTTTTCTGGTAGCCGATTTTTACTGCCTTTTCCACCTTGGCAATTCTCAATAGTTTTGAGGCTTGTACTTCAGCGCCCTTTACACTGTACCCGGCACGGATCGCGGCCTGCGTCGCGTTCAAATCGATCAGGTACTCTTCAACGAAGCGTTGCTGTTTCGGTGTCAATGGTCTGTCTTGCATGGTTCAAACCCCGGTAATGCCAGATTGTTGCTGTTCTGCTGACGGATTTTCAATTTTCGTTTTCCATGATGCGCATAAGCTGGGTTACGCTTACACCACAGGCGCGCGCGAGTTTTGGCAGGTTGTTCATGGTGGCGCTGCGTTTTCTGCGGCTTGCGCCGTGGTATGGACTGGCGATACGTACAGGCGCGGACTCACGGGGTTTCCCCATGGTTTTTGTCCATACTTCCAGCAAAATTTCGCCCCGCCAATGGACGGGGGATGCTCCGGCCAGATAGCTGCGGATTGCTGCCTCGCCGCTTGCGCCTTGTGTGGCGCGTGCGATGTCGTTCTGACTCATGCCGGTACGGCGCAAGTCCAGGACGATTTCCGCCCAGTCGATTTCAGATAGACGCGAAGCAGCGTTCATGTTGAGCTACTGGTACGTAGTGAGCGATACCCGGACTTTGCCGTCAGGATGGGTTGGCCCGCGTTCGATAAGCAAGCGATCGATGAGACTGTCGTCCTCGATGACTTTTGCGTGCGTGAGTGCGTCCAGGATGCTTTTAGGCAGGTTATCGAGGTCCCGGCGACGTCGGTCTGGCGGGAAGGCGGTCAGCGTCACGTCCAGGCGTCCCGCTGCGGCCTTAGGGATTCCGGCGGCCATGATGGTATCGATCACTGCGCGTCGGTATGAACGGCCTTTTTCGCTGATGAGGGTACGTCCAGCGAGTTTGCCCGTGTTTGGGCTGCGCCAGTAGGTGTTGACGCTAGGCGGCCAGGGCAGATCGAGAACAATCATGCAGGCAATCCTTCAGTCTCCAGCCCCAGCGCCTGGCGGGCCATGTTCACCACGGTTGGCGTGCGGCCTTTCGGGTTATCCAGAATCCGCCGCGCCCATGCCTTGTGATCTTTGACGCCTGCCGCCGGGGTGGCCGTCTCGCCCGTCATCTGCCGCACCTTTGCTGCGAGCCTGTCCGCTTCATCGCGGGTAAACGTGGCTGCGCCCGGCGCTGGTAGTTGCTGGGCAGGGGCAGGCACGGGATACCATCGGCCCTCTGCCAGGGTTTCATTAAACGCAGCTTCCCAGCGTGTACGCATCGTCTGCCAGCCACAGGCCAGTAGGTCGTGTGTACCTACCCGCACCGCCGTCCAATACACCGCCGGATGCGACCAGATGCCCAGCTCGCCCTTGCGTCGCGCCGACATCCCCGCCACCGCCTCACGAAACGCGACTTCAGCATCCAGCCACGGACGGCACAGCGCCATGAACTCCGGCAATGTCGGCGGCCACTGGCGGGTTTTGCACGCGGCCAGTCCAGCGGCGATCTCCTGCCCGCTGAACCCGGCCAGTTCCTCGGCCCAAATCTGCGGCAATCGTTCAGGCTTGATCGATTCCCACTGACGCGAGAACTGCGCACCGTACAGCGCTTGCATACGCTCGATGAGCGCAGCAGCCCACTTTGGCGGCAAGGGCTGTCCTATGCTATCTGCGTACAACGCTTCCCAGTCTTGCGGGTCGGTTTGTGGCGCTTCACGTAGCATGACTTGCATCGATCACTCCCATGTCGATTATCCGTGGTGCAGCGACGGTTTCGGTTACGCTGGCAACGACGGACGCCATACGTGCGCCCCAATCGCTGCGACGTTGCGCGGCGGTTTGTGGCGGCGGACTGCGGGCAATTTTTTGCTTGTCTTGCCGCAGACCTTTGGCGATTGACAGCACGTACGCCGCGCCAATCGCCTGCTGGCTGCCAGATACCTGTCGGTTCTGCTTCGCGGTTTGCAACGCCAGCAGGATTTCCGTGTCGGTCAGATTCTGCGCGACCATTTCCGCAATGCCTTTGCTCGACGGGTGCGATGCGGGGTCAGCACCGTTGCGCTTGAGCAGCACGGCGATTTGCACCTCGCGACGCGGTGCTTGGTCGGGGATTTTTTCTGGTTCATCAAACGTCACGGGTGACGCAGCCTGTGACGCATCTGTGACGTTACCGGTAGACGACGTGACGGTCTCGCGTGCGCGCAACGGTGTGACATCTATCGTCGTCGTATCCTTATCTTCTGTTTCTGTTTCTGTTTCTGTTTCTGGTAGCGTCACGTGACGTTTCGGTGACGTCACATCAGCGTCACACTGTGACGTATCGACCGTCACATCAGCGTCACACTGTGACGTATCGACCGTCACAGCCTGCGTTACAATGTCCGCGGCATCCTCTGAACCATCAGCGCATCCGTTCTGTTTGCGCATACGCCACTGCCGCGTGCGTTGCCTTGTCAACTCACGACTACGCTCTTCTGGCGTTTTGCCGTCTTCCGTAATGTGTTGCCGCTTTTCCCAATTGAGAATGCACAGATTTTCATCAATAAAACCCTTGTCGATGAAGACCTGTTTGGTGAGTTGCCATTGACGGGCACTGATGCGCAGGGCGCATGCCACCTCGTCATCGGTCAAGCTCTCAAGTTCATTCGAGCAACGAAGGCAAAACAACATCAACAAACGCCGCTGCATGGCCTCACGCATCGACTGCACTTTGGGGTCTGCGTAAAAATCAGCGTGCATCTTGAACCACGGGTTAGCCATCTCTGCGTTCTCCCGATCCTGTTAACGAATGGGGTCTTTTTGCAGACTTGTCCTGATACCAAATGCGTGCATGCAAGGCTGGTGCTACACTTGAGTCACCTCCCGGAGCAGACCCAATGGCAGTTACCTTCGAT